CCGGCACGGCCTGACGCCGCAGATGGTGCGGGACTTCTGCCGGGCCAACAACATGACAGAAGAAACGTGGATGAAGGCTGCGACCGAGAACAAGGTGTTCACCAGTGTCTCACCCTTTGAGCATCAGATGACGGAGGCCGTGCTTGGCATCAAGCGCCAGTTCGCCGACTAAGCGTCCGCTCATTGCGGTGCAGGCCCGTGATCCGGTCATCGGGGCGCAGCGGGAGTCGAGTCAGTTCCGGTTGCGCAGCGACGTGACGTTCATCAAGGGCTACTCGGATGTGCGGGAGCAGATGGAGGACGCCATTCGCCGTGGCGAGCGACCGACCAAGGGTCTGCGCCACCGGATGCAGTGGGTCACGATTCAGCGGCCCAACGGCAGGCCGGACCTCCAGAAGGCGACGCAGTTCCGCGTCATGGGTTACCAGCCGATGAAGTGGGACGAGATGGACGGGTTGGGGTATGAAGTGCCCATTGCGGCGTTCAAGACGCCGGACGGGGGCGTGCAGATCGGGGACACGCAGTTATATTATTGCGATGCCGCGACTGCGGAGCAGCACATGATTGACGGGCGAGCCGCCATTGACGCACAAACCGCCGTAGATGCCACGTCGAGCACCTTGCATCAGGCAGGACGTGACGCTTCTCGCGGCGTCGGTGACGAGTTGACCACAGCGACGCTCGAACAGCGTCACGAGGTCGGCGGCTAGCACGAGTCATCGCCCCAGCGAACGCAGAACCCGGAGCGCATCATGGGTTTCGCGTTTCAGCCAGTACGGGGCAATTGGGATCAGAAGGCGTTCAACACCGCTTCTGCCGCGACATTCGGCAAGGGCGCGTTGGTCGCGTTCAATACCGCACGCGACTTGCAGGAAGCGACGGTGGGCTCGGAAAAGCTCGTCGGCATCGCCCTGCATCGCTCGGTGGATTCCTTCCCCGCAGGAATGGTGATCGTCGCCATTCCGCTCGATGGGTCGGCGGTGGCTAATTGTCCCATCGAAACGGACGTGGTCGCCTCGCTGATTTCGGTCGGCCAGTGCTACACGTTCGAGAAGTCCGGCAACACCCTGCGCCTCGATGTGGACTCGCAGGCGTCCGCGTACTTCGAGATCGTCGGTCCGCTCAAGTCCGGCGTGCTCGACACCACCCTCATCAGCCAGACCAGCAGCGTCGAAGTGGTGTTCCTGACGAATGTCAGGGCCATCCCATCGGCAGCTTCGTTGCTGGTCCCGGCCCCCTAACGGAAAGGAGCTGAGCCATGACGATGACCAGAGCGCAGTTCCAGATTCTGTTGGAGCCGAAGCTGCGCAACATCTGGAACGAGAGCTGGCCCCCACGGGCGCAGGAGTATCCGCGCTACGTGAACATCTCCAGCTCGCGCAAGGCGCAGGAAACCGATGCCAAGATGACCGGCCTCGGGGCCATGCAGGACAAGACGGAAGGCGGCAAGGTCACCTACGGCGACCCCATCAGCCCCGTCACCAAGGTTTACACGCACACCGGCAACGCGCTGGCCTACCGGGTCACCGCCGAAATGCGGCGCCACGAGTTGTATGGCCAGATCAGCAAGCTCGAACGCTCGTTGCTGCGCAGTGCGGCGGACCGGCAGGAAACGGACACGGCCAACATCCTGAACAACGGGTTCTCGACTTCCTACACCGGGTTCATCGCGGGAGAGTCGCTGTTCAGTACCTCGCACGCCCGGCTGGATGGCGGGACCGCGCAGGCCAACCGTCCCAGCGCGGACGTGTCGCTGGGCGTCACGGCCCTGCAGAACGCCATCATCCAGTTCCACAACTGGCGCGATGACAGGGGCCGTCCGTTCCTCAGCGTGCCCAAACTGCTGCTCATCCACCCGAACGACCTCATGTCGGCGCGGGAACTGCTGGGCAGCGAGTTCAAGCCGGGCACGTCGAACAACGAGATCAACGCACTGCGGGAGGACAACCTGTCCTTCATGGTCTGTCACTACCTGACGGACACCAATGCGTGGTTCTTGCAGGGCGACAACCACGATCTGAACCTGATCTGGGACTTGCCGCCCAGCACCAGCATGGACGACGACTTCGACACGGACGACATCATGCGCAAGCTCGTCCAGTGGTATTCGACCGGCTGGGGCGAATGGCGCGGAACCTACGCGAGCAGCGGTATCTCGTAACGCGCACGGACAGTGGGGGAGGTTTCGGCCTCCCCTGCTTCACCCTTTTTCCTGTTTTGAGGTCACCACATGGCTGGCACACTGGACGACGGCAAGTACATCACCATGTCGTCAATCAGCCTCACGGGCGGCATTGCGGGCACCGGAGGCTCAGGGGCGACGCTCGTTGCCAGCGTCGTCAGTGCGAACAGCGGCGTGTTCGCGGCGGGCTTCACGATGGCGGGCGTGGGGAACAGCGCACTCTTTGAAGGCCCCTCACGCTTCACGGCGGGCACGGCGATTCTGCCAGGCATCGCCTTCAGTTCGGAGTCCTCGCTAGGCTTCTTCCGCTCGGGCAACTCGGTGATGGCGCTGTCCTACGGCCATCTGCGGGCCTCGATCAGTTACTCGGGCAACACCGCCAGCACGTCGGCCACCACGGCGAACCAGACGGTGCAGGGTTCTTTCCGGGTGTCGGTGCTGAGCCTGACGAGCAACGGCGCGGAGATCGCGGTACTGTCCGGTAACACGACCTACAAGTTCGCCTCCGTCGCGGTCGCCTAGGCCATCATGGGTCGCCTCCATCAGTATTCCAACTCGGTCAACGCCTACGAGGGGTTGGCGGCCTCCATCGTCACGTCGAACACCCTGTTCTGGGGCGACGCGGCGATGATTACCGGTTCGCTGACCACCTCCAGCGCGACGGCCAGCACATGGACCATTCAGGGCTACGAGGGCGACGATGCCGCAGGATTCCGCACAGCGCTCCCTGCGGCCACGGCGTCGGGGTGGCAGACGGTGAAAGCCGTCAGCGCGCAGGGCTATCTGTCCATTGACACCATTCCCCGCTGGGCACGAGTGATTCGCACGCCGAGTCATTCCAGCAGCACACTCTACGTCTCGCAGTACGTGGGGCCGTAAGTGCCTGCGGTAACCCTTCAGCAGATTCTGTCGCAGGCGACGGCGGCGCTCGGGAATCGGCTCGAACTGACGCCGTCCCAGATTTCCTTCCAAGCCAATCTGGCCCAAGAGGAAGTCGCGCAGATGCTGCCGATGACGGAGTTGATGAAGACCGCCACACTGGTCTTGGCGGCGGGGTCCAACGCCACAGTGATCCCGTCCGATTTCGGGGAACTGGTGGACGTGTTCCGGCCCAACTCGTTCGATTCCTTCGGCTACCGACTGCTGACCTTGGTGCCGCTGCGAGAGATTGACAACGCCTCCGAGGGCACGCAGACGGGGGTGGCGAACCGTTTTGCCCTCAGCGCCTCGTCCATCGTGTTCTATCCGACCACGACCTCGCAGGACACGTTCACCATGCGCTACGTGGGGATTCCGAGCGACATGACGAACCTGACGGATCGGCCCTCGCTGCATACCCGCTATCATTCGGCGGTGCTCTACAAGACGCAGGAGAATCTGGCCGACCTGATCGTGGACAACCAGCGGGCGGCGTACTTCCGCAACAAGTTCATTTCCGTGATGGGGACCATTCCGACCCCTTCGGACGTGCTGAACCGCAGCGAACGCACGCTGGGCGGCTAACTATGCCGTGGACTCTCCATGCCCTGATGAGCGAGGCGACGACGATCTGTCGCCTGAGTTCGGACATGATCCAGCCCTCGATGGTCAGTCACTACGTCAATCAGGCCCAGCGCGACGTGGCGAACCGCATCCAGCAGGTGGAGTTCGAACGCCTCGCGGTGTCGAGTACGTCGAGTGGCGATGACAAGTTGTTCATCCCCACCGATTGCGAACGGGTGCTGAACTTGTCGCTGGATACCGGCTTCGGACAGCGGGTCTTGGACCAGCGGAACGTGTGGGACATTGACGCCCAGAGTTCCGGCACGCAGACGGGGACGCCGAACTACTACGTCTCCTATGCGACGTGGCTCCAGCTCTACCCGAGCCCCAACAGCACGCTCTCGTTGCTGATGCGGTATGTCGCTCGGCTCAGTGACATGACGACCTACAGTGCTATCCCTTCGGTGGACACGCGGTATCACCAAGCGGTGCTGCACGGGACCGTGGCGATGCTGGCGCAGCGCAAGGGCGATGAAGTACAAGCGCAATTCGCCCGGAGCCTCTATGAGCGCGAGTTACAGGCTCAACCCTCGGCCTTGGAGCAGATGCAGCGCAACCGGGCGGGCCTCCACGCGATGGTGCAACTCACCCAGCCCTCGACCGGCGCCTCGCGCACGGATCGCTGGGAACGGAGCAACTGGTGACCAACTGGACGAACACCACGGCGACGCCCAAGGTGGCGCAGTGGGTGCCGCTGACGCCTGTGGAACTGACGGTGGGCGAGGTGGACTTCGCGGTGAAGGTGAACGACGCGATGCCGCTCTACGTGTATGACGCCAACCCCTTGCGGGTCTGGCCGACCCCGATTGAATCACCATGAGTCAGTGGACTTCGGGCGATACGCTGGATAGCGCCACACTGAACGCACGCGGGGCCTCGGCGTCCTCGGTCGGTGGGTTCTCCACGAACACGCTCCGTGTAGACAGTGGTGAGTCGATTGTCGTTCCGGCGGATACCCGACTCGTCATGGGCGCGCTGACGCCCGGTGCGGATGGGGTGGTTCAGATCGGCGGGAGCCAGACTGGAAGTGGACGGGACGGGTTGTCCATCACCCCCACATTGGATGGAGCGGGTGGCCCGACGGGAATCTACTGTGCGCCGAACTTCTCGCTGAGCGCACAGAGCCAGACCATCTCCGCGTCAGGCTTCGGGTTCTCCACGATCTCGACCAACGGCTTTGTGGCCGACACCTATTGGGCCGGACTCATCTATACGCCGCTGGCAATCACTGGCGCGGGGTCGGTCTACTCTCTGTTCGGCCACGTTTACAGCGACTTCACGTTGGGGAGTGGTCGGAACTATCCGATCTACACGAACCGTGGGCATCTGCGCTTTGGAGATACTTCGCGCTTCACGTCGGGCACCGCGATTGCACCGGGCATCGCGTTCGACTCCGAGGTGTCGCTGGGCTTCTACCGGAGCGGGAACAGCCAAGTCGCCTTGTCCTATGGGACACTCATGGCGTCGGGGCTGTCCACTGGCGATTTGCGGTATGACGTGCGGTTCGCGGGCCCCGGCATCAACGCCAGTATTCTGAGTATCGGGCTATTCGGGCAGGCGGTGGCTGATGGGAACAACCTGCTGGCCCTCAAAGCCACGACAGCGACCCCGACCATCAACCCTGTCGGGAACGGCGGGTACGTCTTTGTGCGCGGTGGCGCCCTGCTGTTTCTGGGCGGTAGCGGGTCGCTGACGACGGTCGCTCCCGCCTGACTCTTGCATGAGGTAGCGATAGAACTTAGGTTGGGGCCGTGCGTTGCGCGCTGCTGACCATAAGCTGTTTGCTGTTCCTGCCGGGATGCACCGAAATCCCGACACGGGTTTGCACTCCCCCCGATACGACGTGGTTGTATAATCCCGAGCGCTCCGATAGCGTCCCGGCCATCGTGCAGTTGTGTTGGGTGTGAGCCGTGTCCCCTTCGTTACGGCCTTTCTCCTCAAGAACGAGTCGGGACGCTATCTCCGCGAAGTCCTCGATCACCACACTGGCTTCGGGCCTCTCGTCGTCCTTGACGATGATTCCACCGACGACACCTATGATTTGTGTGCCGTTCACCCCGCCATGCTGCGCTGTGAACGGCGTGGTGCTGTGTCGGCTGCATGGGGCAATGAAGCCCCTGCCCGTGAACATCTCTGGCGACTCGCGTCCGAGGTGGCGGAGTGGGTACTGATCTGTGACGGGGACCAGTTGCTCAGCGCCGATCCCGCCCCCCTGCTCCAATCCACCAAATGCAATGCGTGGAGCTTCCCACTCTATGACATCTGGAACGACCGAAGTCTGTATCGTGACGATGCCTATTGGCGCGGCCATGAGTTTCCACGGCCCTGGCTCTTTGCACCGCACCGCGTCCCTGAAGGTTACGTGGCCGCGTGGTCGGGACGTGGTATCCATACAGGTCACACTCCCGCCAACTTCCCGATCCATACGGGCCTCGCGCCAGCAGGCTATTACTGGACGCATCTCGGCTATCTGTCGGCGGAAGATCGCCAAACAAAACTCACCCGCTACCGGAGCCAGTATCACCAGATGACCGACTTCGAACAGGCGCACGCCGAGTCCATCGCGGACCCCAATCCCACCCTGCGTATTCTGCCCTTCGCCAAGCCGATCCGCATTCTTTGTGGCGGCCCGGTCAGGAAACGGGCGGAGATTCTGGAGGCCCATCTCGCCACACTGGCCGAACAGGAGTTGCCGACCCGCGTCAGCGTGGATTTCTGTTTCGTGGACGACTACCCCGCGCCCGATCCCGCGCAAGCGGTGTTGGCGGATTTCGTCGCGGCACACGGCGGGAAGGTGCTCAAGAGTCACAATCCCGCGCAGGACTTCAGCGACCAGCATCCGGTGACCCACCAATGGTCCGTGACCGCGATGGCGCGCATGGGCCAGCTCAAGACGATGCTCATGCAGGAATGTCTCGCGGGACAGTACGACTTTCTGTGGCTGGTGGACTCCGACCTGCTCATGGACCGCACGACGCTGACCAGCCTGCTGAGCGCGCAACGCGACATCGTTGCGGCGGTCTACTGGACCCGCTGGAATACCGATCCCCGCATCTGTGCGGGGCCGCAAGTCTGGCTGAAACCCCCGTATCAACTGGCCCTGCCCCACTATCCCGAGCACGAGTTCCGTCACGCCCTGGGCGTCGAACGCGCCTTGGAACGAGTCGCGGGGCTGGGGGCCTGTACGCTGATCCGGCGGGGTGTGATCGAGAAAGGGGTCGGGTTTAGTAAGCCCGCCGATTTCCCTTCGGGCGGACTGATGGACGGCGAGGACCGGCACTTCTGTGAATGGGCCAGACGACTGCATGTGGACCTGTGGGCCGATGGCTGGCCGGACATCTTCCACGTCTATCATCCCCAGCAAGTCGAGACGATCCCCAACATGCTGGCGCGCGTCCGCGATGCGCACCCGACGTTCTGTAACCACGGGCATCTGGTCAGCCTGAAGTTGCTCAACGTGGACGACGGGATCGGCCCGATGCACCTGCGCTGCCGGATCGGCGATGGCTCGCTGCTGCCGGAAGTCGAGCAGGCGATAATGAACCTCCAACGCGGCGAGACGACGATCAAGCGCATTCACTTCCCCATGACCACGAAGCCAGTCGGCGGATTGGCCTTGGGTGGTCAGGCGCGGCTCATCCGCATAGAACTGGTGGACTGCAAGCCGTTCGGGTTGCCGCCGGTACTGGAGGACGAGTTCTACACGACGCCCTCCACGGTACAGGACAAGACCCACCTGACCGACGCGCAGCACGCGCAGATCGCCGAGGTGGCGCAATGAGCGAGCAGAAAGTGCAGATACCGCCGGGCTACGTCTGCATCACGACATGGGGCAGCATCACGCATGAAACGGCGGCCTCGTGGGGCAATGCCCGTGACAATCTGGTGCGCCAAGGGCTCAGTCTCGTCTGGGACTTTGTCCCCGGAATCCTTGTGGACCGCGCTCGCAATCAGGCGGTGGCGAAGCTCCTGTCGCACCAACCCGCCTTGGGCTGGATCGTGTTCGTTGACGGTGATGCGGTGTTCGGCCCCGACGCGATTGCCCAACTGCTGCTCACGGCCTATGGCTCCCATCCCCATGCCGATGCGGTCGGTGGCTATTGCACGCTGCGCGGGGAACCCTTTCTGCCGACCATTGACACCGGCACCGGGACGTGGGAATCGGTGCTGCCGGGCAACGGCGTGCTGGAAGTCATGCGCACCGGCTCGGCCTTCATCCTGCTCAAGCGGCACTGCTTCGAGAAGGTGTCGGGGCCGTGGTACGGCACGCGCAACCCCATGCGTCCGATAGACGCCCTGGCGGAAGTGGACAACTTCGCCCATACCCGCTTCGATGGCCGCAACCCCTTGTCCGAAACCGCCGAGTGGAAGGCCCTGCTGCAATGCGCCTTGGACGATCCGGGCTCGCGCAAACCCCATGACCCCTACGCCTTCATCGGGGAAGATTCCAACTGGTGCGACGCGATGCGGTTCGCCGGTCTGCGGATTCTGGTCAACACCGATATCGAAGTGGCGCATGTGGACCGGGTCATACGCTCGGCGAGCGATCACCGGAAGTTTCTCAAGGACCGGGATCAGGACGTGCGGCTGCTGGTGGGGGGCCGGTGATTCCTTCGCTCAGTGTGGTCATCAATACCTGCGCCATCAGCCATCAGGAATTGCCGCTGAGTTCGGGGCGACAGGCGTATAGCGACCGGGCGTGGCTGCTGGCGAACGTGATCCTGCCGGTCTATACGCGCTGGCTCGGACGACTGTTTGTCGAAGTCGTGGTGGTCGGGGAATACGTTCCGGCGCCGGACATTACCTACGTCCCCTGCCCTTCGGTTCACAAGAGTTGCGTGGATGCCTTGGCGCAGCGTCAAGCGGGTTATGAGGCGCTAAAGAACCACGCGGTGGAATGGATACTGTTCCAGCACGACGATCACTTGTTCGACCCGAACAACGAACTGCTGGGCAAGCAGGCGGCGGACGTGCTGAGCCCGTCCCGCTGGACGCACGGTCGCACCACAATCAAGCCGGAGCGGCTGAATGACGGCTCGTTCCCGTGGAACCGGCCTCGCGGCAAGCCGTACGAATTGGGCTACGTGAACGGGCACGGGTGCCTGATGCGGCCCAGCGTGTTGCGCAACGGGTTCCGTTGGACAGACGTGGCCCCCGTGCATACGTGGGACGTGGAGGCCACCAAGTTGCTGGAACGGCTCGGTGTGAAGGTGAGTTACATTCCCGAACTCAAGTTGTGGGACATGGAACGCGGAGCGACGCCGTGGGCCTAGTGCTGGTAACGGGCGGCCTCGGCTTCGTGGGTCGGCATGTCGTGGGCCTGCTGCTCGACGCGGGTCACACCGTGCAGGTCATTGACTCGGTAGACGAACGGGTGCATCACGGCAGTGAACCGTTCATGCCTGCGGGCGTGGAAGTCATCCGGGGCCGGATCGGTAACGTGCCTCCGTGGCGCTTCAAGGAGGCGGAGTACGTCATCCATCTCGCCGCCCAAGTTTCCGTCGCGGATTCCGCGAGTGACCCCGCGCGCTACATCACACAGAACAGTCTGGAGACGGCGCGGTTTCTGCTGGTGTTGCGGCAGCACGCGGCCAATCTCCAGCGGGCCGTGGTGGCGTCCAGTATGAGCGTCTACGGAGACGCGGGGCCGATGGTGAAAGAGGACGCGCCCGTGGCCCCCGCGTCGGTCTACGGGCTGACCAAGTACGATCAGGAACGGCTCGGCCTGATGTGGGGCGAGCAGCAGGGGGTTTCCGTCGCCGCCTTGCGGTTCTTCAACATCTACGGCGAGTGGCAGGCGCTGCACAATCCCTATACGGGTGTGCTGGCGAACTTCGCGCAAAAGCTGCTGGCTGATCAGTCACCGATCATCTTCGAGGACGGGTTGCAGACGCGGGACTTCATTCATGTCCTCGACGTGGCGCAGGCGGTGATAACAGCCACATTCCACCAAGCGCAGGGCGCGTTCAATGTCTGCACGGGAATACCGACGACGATTCTCAAGGCGGCACGGACCTTGGCGGCTGCATTGGGCAAGGACATCGCGCCCGCGATCACGGGCGAGACACGCAAGGGGGATATCCGGCACTGCACGGGCGACCCCCAGAAGATGTTCGAGGCGATGCGGTGGGGCGCAAAGGTCTCTTTCCACGACGGGATGGAGCGCTACGCGCGATGGCTACTGAAGACCTGACCCCCTACTTGGCGGGCAGTACCGAACCGTGGACCGTGGACGTGCTGTGCGCGCTGGTCACGGCCCTGAATCCCGGTATCGTGGTCGAGACGGGAACGTTCGAGGCCAAGACGACCCGCAGGCTGTATGAGGCCATGAGCGCCCAGCGGCGATCCTCGCGGCTCATTACCGTGGAGATGGACCCCGAGCGTTTCCAGTCCGCCGATACATGGATCAGGACATGGCAGGAAGGCTTCGTGGCCGTCGAAATCTGGCAGACGGATGCACTCAATGCCCTGCGGCAGTTCAACGATCACGCGGTGGATTTCGTGTTTCTGGATGATGACCACACAGCGGGGCATGTGGCGGAGGAACTGCTGGAAGTGAAACGGATTCTTCGTCCCGGCGGGGTGTGCTGCGTCCATGACGTGATCGGCCCGTTCGGGCTGGATGCCGTGGTGCGGGCAGCGGGCGGGTTCAACCTACCACTGGAACGGCTTCACGCAGCGGGCGGTTTGGGGGTGTTGGTCGCGTGATCGAAGCCCGCGAAGGGGTGTTCAAGGCGGGGCCGCTCGACCTCGCCGACCGGGCCAAGCTCACCTATATCCTCGACCGATTGGTGGAGTATGAGGGGGAGTGGTCCGACCTCCACGCCGACCCCGCCTCCCGTCGCTTTGCGGCCTCCGGGTACCTGGCCGACGCCTTGGTACCGGGCGGCCAGACCAGCGTGCTCGAAGTGTGGCACTTCGACCCCACCCCCTCGCTGGTAGGGCTGCTGGGGTTCACCAAGATCATCCGCACGGTGGATGCGCAGTTCCATCCCATCTTCTTCGATGGGAAGCTCCGCAACGCCTTGGGGAAGCGGGAGTTATTGCTCCGGGCGGTGGATTGGGCGTTCCAGACATGGGATTTGCACCGCCTCAGCGTGGAGGTGCCGGGGTACTCGGCGGCCTTCATCAAGTTCCTGCGGCGCAAGATGGGCTTTCGCTTTGAGGCCGAAGACCGTACTATCGTACAAGAACGGGTCGTTCCCCACGGGCACCTCAAGACCCGTGAGCGCGTGGCGATGTCGCCGACATGGCGGGAAGCAGAGGCGGGAAGCAGACGATTCCAGGCGTTCCGCAAACACGGGCACTGGCACGATCTGATCCTGCTGTCGGTGACCCGCGAGGAGTTTGCGACGTTTCTTCGTGAGGTGACATGCCCACGTTCTTCGACCGACCCAATCCCCAGCAAGCCGTCCCCGGTGACCTGACCGGGCTCCGGGACACCATCCTGCGCAGCCTGACGCAGGGGGGTGATGGGGGCGTACTCGGGCGGCTGCTCAACTTCACTTCCGAAACCAACCCCGGCAACAGTTCGCTCCCGGCCCTGCGCGCCTCATCCGACCAGCGGCTGAACGACCAGATCAGCCAACTCAACGCCTCGGCGCCGGGCCGCTTCTCCACAGCCAACCTGTATGAACAGGGCCGGTTGCGGGAACGCTCGCAGGAAGACTTCAACCTGCTCTCGTCCCAAGTCTTGGAACGGGGCCGGGACCGGCAGCTGCAGTCCATCCTCGCCTTGCTGGGGCCGGTGTTCGGCCCGACCTTCGGCGGCCCGTTCACCCAAGACCCCAGCGGGTTCGAGAACTTCCTCGGGCTGGCGAATGCGGCGGGGAACTTCGTCAATCCGTTTGATCTGGGAGGCGGCAAGTGAGCTTCCCCCTGATCGTCAATCCCGCGCCCGGCCAGCAACTCGCGGACACCATTGCGAGCCTGCGCCAGCGTTCCCTGCTCCAGCAGCGGGCGGGGCTGGAGAACCGGCTCTTGGAGCAGCAGATCGTCAGTTCCAAAGAGGCGTCCGCGTTGCAGCGGGATGCCCTGAACCTGCGAGTGCAGGAAGCCGAGCAACAGCGCAAGCAGGGAGAGATGCAGGAACGCGACCGGCTGGCGGGTCTGGCACGGGACAACGCCGTGTTTCAGGCCACGCTGGAGCAGCGGGCGATTGAGAACCGCCGAGCCGAAGTGGCGGGGAAACAGGCGTTGATGCGGCTCATCATGCAGACACTGCCCGAAGGCGTGAGCCTGAGTCCGGGTCGGCTCCAGCGGGAAGCGGGGGGCAGTCGGTATCTGCCCGGCGTCAGTGCGCCGCCGTCAAGTCTGGAGGCGGATATTCAGGCGGCTGGCGGGCGAGCGGTGCCCGGCTTGCAGGGGAGTGCGACCCGTCAGCGCCGACTCGGTACGGCCAACGGGGTCACGGTCGATCCGGGGACGCTGAGTTACAACGCGCCATCCGGCGGAGCGGGTGGGCGGGTAACCACGCAGGACCGGCTGATGCAGGCGGCCATTGGCGGGGCGGTGGAGCAGCAAACGCTGATGGAGGGCTTGGAGGACCGGAACCCACTCGTGGCCGTGGACCCGAACATCAGCGCCATCATCGAACGCGGGGGCCGGATTCCGTACATCGGCGGCCTCATTCAGGCTGTGGGCGGTCCCACGGCCCAACGGATGCGCGGGACGGGTCGGCAGCAGTATCAGGCGATGGCGGGGGAGTTCATCCACACCTACGCCTCCTCGCTGCCGGGTCGCAGGCTCGGCCCCGAACTCTTGGCGGTGCTGAAGCCGAACTTCTTCCCGCCAGCGGGGACGACCGACCTTGACGTGATTGACAGTTATCGCAGGCGCCGCGCCAGTGCGGTCGAGCGCATGGCCCGCGCGGCTGCCGGTGAATCAGTAGACCTTGAGGGCCTGCTGGAAGACCGTATTCGAGCAGCGGTAGATCGCGTGTCGCCGCGTGAAGATGTCGCGGAACCGGGTGCGGTTGCGCCTGCGGCGGCTCAGCAAGACGCCCCGCTCGGACTGCCGCAGATTCTGCCCCGGTATCAGCGGCCATGAGCGGTCCCCGTCCCGTCTCGGGCGTCGAGTATTTCGGTATCCCGGTGGATGAGTGGCGCCGGGTCGCCCGCTTGGCGCTGGCCGATACGCAGGCGAACCCGAACGACGCCGAAGCGCGCCAGCAACTGTCCTATGCCCAGCAGATTCTCCGGCACCATGCTGGGGTGACGGGACAACTCCAGACGCGGGCCATCAGACGCGAAGGGCGGAACCTCGCGGAGCAGACCGTGGCGGAAGCGCCGGGTGCGGTGCAAGCCTACGCGGCCAACGCACTGCATGGCGCCTCGCTCGGGATCGGGGATGAACTGGCGGGGCTGGCCGCCGTGCTACCGGGTGGGCTGAGTCCCCAACAGGCGATGGACCGCTACCGGGCGGGGCGGGGCCAGCTCTACGCCGACCAATCCATCGCCTCCTTCGCGGGGGATGTGACGGGGAGTTTGCTGCTGGGTGCGGCCGGAGCGAAAGCGTTGCCTGCGGTGGGGGCCACTATCGCGGCGGGCGGGACATTGACCGGCTCGGGCGTGCGGGCGGCAGGCGCGGCGGCGGCGCTTGCTGGGACCGAAGGCGCACTCCGGGGCGCGTTCAGCGAAGGCTCGCTGGCGGAACGGGGTGAGCAGGCCGCGTTGCAAGGGGCCGCCGCTGCCGTGGTGGGCGGAACCGGGGTCGGGGTCGTGAATCGGTTCCGCACGCGGTTCGCCGAGAAAGCGGCCCGCCGCGAACTGCTTCAGATGCGATTGGACCAAGCCCGCAGATCGTCCAGCCCGTCCACAATCGGCCCACCGGCCCCGCCGGAGGTCATTGACCGGATCGTGGCGAAACGGGCCGCGCTGCGGGCGCAGGGGACCACGGCGGTGACGCTGCCGGAAACGGCGACGCCGGTTTCTGCCCCGCGTGGCGTCCAGCCCGCCATGATCCGACCATCCGACCCCGCCTCGGATGCGGCGCGTACCGCCCACACCATCGTCATGGACGCGACGGGCGACGCCAATCAAGCGCGCGCGGCGGCCTCGCGGGCAGCGGGGATGGCGCGGGAAGCGTCGGGCGTGTCGGGGCTTGATCCGGTGGACCGGGCGTTGCAGATGCAGGGGTTCCTGAATCAGGGGCCGAATGTGGCGAGCATAGACGGATTGATCCGCCTGCTCAAGACCATGAGCCCGCAGGAGCAGGCGGGGGCGCTACGGGCCTTCCCGCCCCTGTGGCAGGACGCCCTGAAGGGCCTCTGAGGGGTAGACGGCGACCGTTTCCCCGTACTCGTCCGTGATGAGGACGTGCCAGCGCAGAACCCGGCAGAACTTCTCCAGGGTATCCAGCCGGAGCCCTTCGCCGGACAAGGCACGGGTCAGGGTGTTGGGCGTCACTTTGGCTCCACGGTAAATCTGGACCTTGGGGACGGTCTTCAGGGCTTCGTGCAGGACAGCCGCGATCTGCACAGCCAAGGTCTGTCCAGAAGGCGCAGGAACCGGCCTAGCAGCGCGCAGGGCTGTCGCGGGGGCCTTGGGTGGCTCCGGGGCAGTGGGAACGGGGATCGGGGCTTGGGCAGGCGCTGAGAAAGGTGAAATCCAGTTCATTCGACGCTCAGGCAGGCGAGGATGTCGTCATTGAGCAACCAGAAGTGGTCATCCGGGGCTTCTTTGCGGGCGAAGGGTCGGTGGAGAATCCAGTCGCCTTGCTTGAGGGCCTGATCGGCCAGCGGTCCCACGGCGACGACTTCGGCCTGCTCGCTGGTCAGGTAGGCGCGGGTGGCTTCCATGAGGACAACCCGTCCACCGGATAACGTCTCGTCGGTGGCGATGGGCCGACACAGGACGCGGGCACCGAGGGGCTGAATCATAGGCAGAAAGGTAGCGCTTTTGCCCTGCGCTGCCTAGAGTCCCATCTTGGGAACGGTAGATTCGTGGCGTCGAGCCTCGCAGGAACCCTCCCGATTCGGGAGTGCTGTGGCGCACTACGGAAACCCGCTCGACCCTGCCAAGGCTCCGGCTCGACCGAAGGTCCAGCCGAGCGTCAGTCCGTCCGTGGGTGCCCCGATTCCCCTTCCCCCGCCCGGCCTCAAGCCTCAACTAGTCCGGTCGGTCGCTTTGGGGTTTCAGACCGGCGCGGAACCTCCGCAGCTACCGCCCGGCATGAGTTCCAAGGGCTCCAACTTCATCGGATCAATGGGCGGCCTCACGCCACGGCCCGGTCTGTCCCCGACCATCGGACACTCCGCGTCCTCGGTCAGTCAACTCATGGTGTATGCCGCTGGGTGGGTTGGGGAAGCACTGGACTTTACGTTAGGAACGCCCTCGTGGTATCCCGTGGTGCTCTCTGGGGCCTTTCCGGCGGTGTACAGCGGCGGGGCGTGGAGTCGCTTGAGCCAGACGGGCGCGACCGGGCTCTCGGGCAACACGCTCAGCCAGGCCATGACGTACTTTGACGCCGTGCCCTACTATAACGCGGACGGGGACCGCTTCGAGTTGGTGTTTGTGAATGGCGTGAACAAAGCGTTCACGTATGCCGTTGCCAACGATCTCACATTTTCCACGCTCACGAACGCTCCGTTTGCGCGGTATGTCGCCACGTTCGACAACCGGCTGATCTTTGCCAACGCCAACGACAGCACCTTCAATCTGTTCCCGCAGCGGGTGGCGTGGAGCGAACGAGGCGCACCCTCCATCTACACTGCGCCAACCGGCGGGTTTGAAGAACTCCTCGACGCCAAGGGTGAGATCACGCGGTTGATGGCCGAGTCCGACCGGCTCATCATTTTCTTCGATAGCGAAATCTGGCAGGGGCTCCGCATCGCGTTCCCGTTCACGTTCCAGTTCATTCGATTGGAACCGAAGGTCGGCACGCAGGCGTCGTGGTCGGTCGCGCATACGCCGCACGGGATGGTGTTTCTCGGCAACGACCTGAACCTGTACCTCCTGCCTGCGGGCGGCACGCCTCGGGCAATAGGGGACGCCGTGTGGCGCCATATCCGTGAGACGATTGCTCCGCGCTCGGTCGCTGCGGCGAACGGGGTGTGGGACGCGGTTCGCGGGGGCTACCTCCTGACCTATCAGACGCGCCAAAGTACCGAGCAGGGCGTGTTCGTACAGTTTGAGACGGACCGAGTCACATGGAATCCCGTGGGATTCGACATGTCGTCCGGCTGGAGTATCCGGCGCATGGGCACCACGTCAATGGCGACGGCCAGCAACTTTCTCCGCAACGCGACCGAGCGGGTGCTGGTGGCGGATAGCGGCCTGACGGGCATGGGAAACTCCAATGTCCTCGAATGGACTTCGCTGGCAACGTCGGATTTGGGGAACCCGATTACCTGCCGGTATCTGACGCCGCTCGGCAATCCCAATCCCACGGAACGGCAGATCGTGCAGGAGGTACGACTCGACTACCGTTCCGTGTCAGCCTCCAGCATGTCGCTCCGTATCAGCCCGGACTTCGGGACGACGTATCCAGTGGACCGGGGGGTGGCCTTACCGCCCGCATCGGCTTCGGCGCAGACGGTGTTGGGCGTCAACATGAGCGCCGTCTATCCGACCGTGGAGTTCGTGCATGATTCGGGCGGCACATTCGTGCTGCAAGGTGCGAGCGTGCTCCTGACAGGCGGCGGTCATGGCTGAAACCGGGCTGCCGCAACGGGTGGACTATCCGACCTCCTCGATGGCGACGGGCGAATTGTTCCAGTGGCTGACCCGCCTCACGGTAGCGGTGAATCAGCTTCCGTCTCTGTCCTACACGTCCTACAGCGGCGGGCCGAACAGCAACGTTACCGCCAACCCCGGCGCACTAGTCGTCAACATCGTGTCCTCGGCGCAGACCGCGCGGTTCTTCCTCAAGGAACTCGGCTCGGGCAACACCGGCTGGGTCTCCGTGGCGACGACGATCTAGCCCATGAAACTCGGCGGGATCACCGAACTGCATCTCGGCCCCTACGTCTTGCGGGCTTCAGACCTCAGCACGGGGCAATTCCTGCTGGTGTCCAGCACCACGATCACATCAGGCCAGCCAACCATTACGTCCGTGGAAGGCGCCACGGGCCTGCTGGCGCAGGCGCAAGCTCCGGTGGTGGGCTCGCTCAGCACTCAAGCGTGTGCGGGGAACGATGGCCGACTCAGCGATGCGCGGACCCCGTTGTCGCATGGCCACGCTCAGGCGGACATCACGAACCTGGTGAGCGCGCTCGCGGGGAAGGCGGCGACGAGCCACAGCCATATCTCCACCGACATCACCGGGACGGCGGTCCTCACGAACGATGCGCGCTTGTCGGACGCCCGCACACCGCTCAGCCACGGTCATGTAGCGGCGGATATCTCGGGGACAGCGGTGCTGACCAACGACGCGCGGCTGAGTGATGCGCGCACGCCGCTGAGTCACGCGGCGACGAGTCACAGTTTTCCGGGTGGCACCACCACGTTCCTGCGAGCGGATGGGAGCTTCGCCAGCCCCACGGCGAGCGTGGTTGATCCCAACCCGCAAGCCTACGCACCGGGCAGTTTCACGGTGGCGGATGGGCGCTACGTGATTCTGTGCAAGCGCCTGACGCTCACGGGATCGCAGCGGGTCACCCTGCAAGGCAACTCGCGACTGAGGATACTCTAATGGCTGATCTGGAACTCGCCGTCACCTCCGTGCCTGCCACGCCATCGGCCGGACAATCGGTGACGTTCGTGGATAACGTCGCCAAGATTCTCGGCATGCGGAACGACACCGGGGCAATCTTCGGCTACTCGCGCAACGGCGCCGTCGCGGCGCAAGGCGCGGGCTTCGCCTCCGATACCTACGTCACCAACTCCGGCTTACTGATCCCCTCATGGGGCTTGCAACCCAAGACGTTGTTTCGCTGGACGCTCTCAGCCTCCAAGACGGCCGCTGGTGTGGCGACGCCGGTCTATACCATTCGCATTGGCGCGAACCAGACGACGGCCGATACGTCACGACTGGCGTTGACCGGACCGGCACAGACCGCGATTGCGGACATCGGCTGCCTCAGTATCATGGTCACAGTGCGGAGTGTCGGTGGTGCGGGCGTGTTGCAGGGAACCGCGTGGTGGGACCATCGCGGCACGATCGCCAACACCACGACCAGCGGCACGGGGTTCGCCAACGACTCGACGGGCCATGTTGAGGGCACGTCGGCCGGGTTTGTCAACGACAACCTGTCCGGCCTGTTCGTCGGCCTGTCGGTGAACGGTGGCGCGTCGGCGGCGTGGACCGTCACAC